TCGGTCTCGTTCCCCTTGCGGGTACTTGCTTGCCTTTCTGAATAGAAAGAGGTTTTCAGGTTTCCTACTTCCGTCTTATATAAAATAAGATGAACGAAGTCTGAATACTCAGCCTAAGCTATACACCCCCCTTGGCGGCGTATTCAGTATTCAGTATTATTTATACAAATTAAGTTTTTAAGTTAATCTGATAAAAAATCCTTTAAATCCGAGTCCACATTGACCGCACGTCTTTTTCTTTTTTTCTTCTCTTCGGTCACGACATCTTTCCAATAACGGTCTACACTCTTAATATCATCTATCTTTTGTCTAAGAGTATCCACTAGGAATTGTCCAGCTTCATCTGATTGTTCTGTACTGTTTTCATTATCAACTAAATCTTCATACTCAATGTTTGCCATGTATTTTAGTTTGATATCTTGTTGTTTCTTTTCTTTATCTATTCTACGTAAGAATGCATACCAAGCGATTTGCGTAAAGTATGCGAATGCATTAGGTGTTCCAGTTCTAGTTGCAGTCTCGATATCATAGTTCTTGATTGCTTTTAAACAGTTTTCTACCGCGTCCATAACCATTTCTTCACGATAAGTATATCGAATGAAATTAGATTTATGTGATAATCCTTCTGCGATTTTTAGAAAACATTCTGCAATGTAATTTGGAACAATTGGTGTTTTTTTAGATTTTTGTTTCTTTGCTTTATCTACTTTTTCGCAGTAATCTACGACCGCAAGAGAAAACTCTTTGTTGTTTACGTAGTGTGGTTTATCTTGTGGTTTTATTTTCTTTGTCATAATATATCCATATTTAATTGTTTTGTATTATACTCTATGTTACATATTTAGTCAATCTTTAAATTAATGGTTGACAATTTATGTTTTACCTGGTATAATCTTTAAAGTTCTCCGGGGTTGCTGAATACTCAATGAATTGTGTCGGGATTATCATCATCTTTTTTAGGAAATAATTCAACTACATTATCTTCATATTCTTCTTTCGGTATACTTTCTTTTATGTTATTTAATAAATCTCCAATCAATTCTGATACAGGTTTATCTTTTGCTTTTTCATAAAAACTTTTCATTTTTTCAAATGTTTCTTTCTGTCTTTGATTATGAAGTTCTTGCATATCTAGAATAGCATCTTCCCACTGTATTACTAAATAATCTGGAGGTGTTGCCATACCGACAATATGATTTCTATCTAATGTCATAACGTCTGAAATATTTTCTTGATATACCATCCACGGACGTAATGAATAAAAAGGTATGCCAGTTGTTGTTTTAGTATAAACTAACTTGGCCGCTTTACGAATTATTATTTCGTCTTCGAACCCTTCTTCATCATGCCATTCTACTACTTCGCACAAGAGTTCTTCTCCTGTGTCTAACTTAAAATGTTTTACTTCCATAATACTATTTATCACCTTTTAAATTGATAGGAATAATTTTATACGGGAACTGTTCCTTTGCGTATATCTTTATTCTTTCTCCACTGTGTCTTAATGTAAAGTTTTTGTGTGACTTTACGTGCATATCGTCTGCTATATCATATAATGTTGTATTACTACCATCATCTGATTGTCGTAAACCACGACCAATTGACTGTAATACTTTTATTTGACTTTTGCTAGGCGATGCAAAAACAATGTTGTGAAGATTCTTTATATTAATACCTGTACTAAATGTTCCCAATGAAGCAACAATGATTGCGTTCTTTTGTGTCTCAACTATACCACGAATTTGTTCACGGTCTTTTGCATCTACTTCACCAGATACATAAAATACTTTTCGGTCTTTTTCTGCATCTTTTTTTATTATCTCAAAAAGTTCTTTACCATGCTTTTCAACAAACTGAAATAAAACTAAAGTATTGCCTTTTAAATCTAACGTCATCTTTTTGATAAAATTATTTCGTTTTTCGTGGCGGACAATATAATCTACTTCTTCGGCATACGTTTTACCTTTCATCATATGACATACATCGTTATGATATCTTAATAATAAAACGTTAATATCTAAACCTGCAAGAGTACCACGTACTTGTAAATCACGTGTCGCAATAACTTTATGAGTTAGACCAAACAATCCTTCTAATACTAGTTTATTTGTTTCTGTGCCATCTAAAGTACCTGTGGTACCAAAACGATATTCTGCATTCTTACATTTGTTCATTACGCCAGTCAAAGACTTTGCTTTAAATAAATGCACTTCATCTCCGAAGACTGCACCGAATTGTTCGAACCAATCAAACTTAAGACGATAGATAGATTGCCATGTAGAGATAATAATTCTTTTATCTGTAATCTTATCCTTTCCAGAATAAATACGGTGTATTTCATTCTCTACATCAAATCCATATTCGTAAAAGTCTTTATACAATTGTTCTACTAAACTTGTTGTGGGAACAATAATTAACATGTTCTTGTCGTGATTATCATAATACCAACGCAATAGATTATAAATGATAAACGACTTACCACTACCTGTGGGCGATAGCAACAAACATCGTTTGTTTTCGATGCCATGCGATATCGCATCGTACTGATAATCTCGTATTTCAAATGGTGCATCTAAACTGTCAAGATACTTTATTAAAGACTTGTGCTGTATTTTATTTTTTATTTCTGGGTGTCCATACTCGTCATTATCAACTAGTTGGATTGGATACATTCTGTCTAAAGCAAACTTTTTTATATGTGGATATAAACCGACATTCAACTCACGAGTCATTTGATTAAATAAACGAATCTTACCATCCCACACTCTACGTTTGAATGCAGGCATATATCTATGTCCAGGAACAAAGAATGAAAAGTATTCAGATAGTTCTTTGAGTTGATGTCCTTCTGCATCTATCAACATCATTGAATGGTCTTTCAAACCTACTTGAATAGTATTTGCGGGTCGCATTAAATGCCAGTTTCAAACTGCCTCCACTTTATCATATTACTTATAGTCTGGTGTCGCCACGTAAGATTGTTTACTATCTCAGTTAATGTTTCAATAGTTGTTTGTAAGTACTGCAACTTTAATTCTGAGTCTTGTATCTCTTTGTCAGTATCATACCAGTTTTCTTTCTGACCCTTTGTTGTGATAACAAGTCCATCATATGGGTCTGCTTTCCAACCTCGTTTCTCTATATCTTCTTGTGGCATTTTACCTTCATAGTACAACCACTTTTCTTTTAATAGATTTTTCTGGTCAAACTCTGCTCGTTTTAACCTAAGTTTAGTAAGTGAAAGATACTCTAGATACTTTGAATGTAATGCAGGTGTAACTCTAGATACTTCATCTAATTGATTCTTAGATATTTGCGAATCTTCTTTCCACTCTGCTAGTATTGATTCTAAATTTATCATAATATATTTCCTATAAACTGCATATTATACAGTATTGGACAGATTATGTAAAGTATTTTTTTAGTACGTCCAATCTGTCTTGGTAATGTGCAATCTTATCTAGTTCTTCTTCAATAGTTATGATTAAATCACCATGCTCTGCAAGACCAACTCTTTTCTCAGTTAGTACTCGCACATTCATTCTATGTCTTTCAATGCCCGCTTCGCATTGTTTAATTAATACGTCAACTATTTGTGGTGCCATTATGCTTTTCATACTGCCTCCTTCAATGGTTTACTTAATTCTTCCCAACTTGTCTCATAATCACTATCGCCTTCTGCGTAACCCATAACTCCAAGTTTTTCATAATCTGGGACAAGAGCATCGTGCAGTAATCCAATCTTTTTAAGGTTTGGCATTATTCTACTAAACAATACGTCTTGAAATTGTGTTTGAAATACGTTTACTTTTTGGTATTCATCAGTATATTCTAAATCCATACCATATTTTTCCCATACATCATATGCTCGTAGTCTATTTCTACTTACAGTACATGCTTCTAGGGCAAACTTTGCTCTATCTAATTGCTCTTCCTCTGATAATGTTTGTACGAAATCAGTAAGATAATTTATACCAAAAGTTACATGCCTTGCTTCATCTCTTATAATGTATTCAAGCATTTGTTTGTAAACAGGGTCACTAGTACTATCCTTTGCCGCTTGAAAGGCCGCTAGTGCTAAACCTTCAATTATAACTTGCATACCAATAAACTTTAAATCCCATCTAGGGTCAGTAAGTATTTTGTCAAGTAACCCTTTTAATGCACGACCTATTGGCCAACTTCTTTTTAATCTTGTTTGAATATATTTATTAAATGCTTCAACGTGCCTTGCTTCATCAAATGTTTGCGATGCCGCATATAGTTTTGCATTGAATGTAGGGGCGCATGATGCCAGTTGACTCGCAACTAATAATGCACCTTGTTCACCATGAAGAAACTGACTAGTCCCCCAACTATTTAAATCTATAAAAAATTCTTTACGTTTTGCAGTATCCCATTTTTTATATTCTGAGTGATTTAACCACTGATTATCTTCAACATAGAATTCATCATCTGACATTGTAGTTATTTCTGGTGTCCAGTCTACATCTACTTCTACATTCCAATTAAGTTCTTTGCCTAGTTCGTACAGTTTTTTAATACGATTATCTTGAACAGTATAATCCCAGTTATAAGAACCAGTTAAAGGTGTTTGAAAAATTTCGACAACATCTACTGGGTCTAAGTTTGCAGGATATTCTCCATCAAATTCTATAGTATCTTTTGGTGTTTTGGTTTTTATTATTTTCATATTAGGTTTGTGCGACTATCTCAAATTGACTAAATCTAAACGTAGCATCAAAAGTTAAGTACGTTACTGAACCAGTCGTAGTAACAAAGTTTATCGCACCTAAACCAGTAGGTAAACAATCTTTGTATCTAATTTTTTGAGTTGTGTTATTGTGACTTGATAATATTGCAAGAGTTATGTCTGCGTA